TCGTTTCGGCGTTATTTTCAGCAAACGATACCAAGTTGCGAAAAATACCGTTGACTCACCGCGTCAGATAAGTAGAATGCAACGCATCGAACGGCAGCACTGGTTGCCAGACGATAGCAAAATCAAGTGGTTATCAAATCAACTTGATAATGCGGGAATAGCTCAGTTGGTAGAGCACGACCTTGCCAAGGTCGGGGTCGCGAGTTCGAGTCTCGTTTCCCGCTCCAAATTAAAACATCGGCAGTTGCGGGTGTTAAAGATTTAAAGGCGCGTTAGCAAAGCGGTTATGTAGCGGATTGCAAATCCGTCTAGTCCGGTTCGACTCCGGAACGCGCCTCCAATTTTCCCTGAGCCCGGATGGTGGAATCGGTAGACACAAGGGATTTAAAATCCCTCGGCCATAGGCTGTACGAGTTCAAGTCTCGTTCCGGGTACCATGGGAAATATAAAGAATAATCAAAGCAATAAGCAGTGTCGTGAAACCACCTACGGGTGGTTTTTTTGTTTTTATACGCCGCTTTCACCATTCTTTCGCCATTCGCAGTCGCCATAAAAAGAGGGCATTACTGCCCCCCGACCACCGGCACTACAGAAATTTTACGGTTATATCTTGCTGTCTGTGATGCATTCTTATGGCCTGCAATTTCCTGCTTTTCATTCAACGAACCACTAAGATCAGAGATACCTTTTGCTTTCAGATCATGAAAGGTGAAGTTGAAATCCATCTCAGGATTTTTTTCACAAGCCAGCTTCTTGGCCTTCATCCACTGAGCGTTAAACGCGTCTCGCGTGAACCTGGAACCTGATTGCTGGTGGAGAACAAAAATACTGCTCAACCCAGGATGAAGTGGAGTTGATTCAGCTAATTTAATAATGTCATGTAATCGTTCAGTCCAGGCCTTTATTTGAGGTACTGAAGTTTTACTCTGAACGATTAAAATCCCTTCCTCAAGCAGTTGCGCTTTCTTCAAATCAAGCACATCGCCCTGACGTGCGCAGCATAAGTAGGCGAGTTCCATGCCCACCTTAACCACATCAGACGCAACGCTGAGAAGAGCATTATATTCAACGTCTGTAACATATCTGGTGCGGGCCTTCTCCTTAAATTGTTTTACACCATGGCAGGGATTCATTTTTACTTTCCCGCGCTCATAGGCCCATCTGAATACCCTCGAAATAAATGCTTTCTCCCTGTTAGCCTGAACTCGGCTTTTCACACCTCGCTTATCCATATACTTTCTGATGTGCTCAGGTTTTATGTTATCGGGCTTCATTTTTCCGAAGACAATATTTACTTTTGCTCCGTATTTTCTGTAATCCTTGCGTGTCTCCATGGCGAGTTCATGGAAGTCGCCGGAATTGTAGAAATCTTCACACAAGGCAAGGAAGTTAGTCCCAACCTTGAGATCATTGATGAAATTTTCGTAAGCAGCCCATACCTGGGATTTAGTTAAATTTGCATCACATAATCTGATTGTTCGTCCATCTGTTGAACGGAACTCATAAGCTGACTTGCCCCGACGAACGCGAGGCGGCATCCAGCTATCTTCTGGATTTTTGCGGGCTCTAGGCATCACATGTCCTTAAAGTTTGGTTCTTCTTCCTCAGGATTACTAATAACCAGTTTCAGACCCACGGGATTAGAGACATGATCCCATGTTGTTCCTGGTCTTCCGTCCCTACGTGGGATGAAAAATACGCCGTACTCCTTAAGTGCTTTACACTGAAGGGAAGGGCGACGATAACCAGTTAACTGATATAAGTCGTCAGGAGTAAGAAAACGTTGGCTTTGTCCGCTCATAGTTAGTTCTCCACTTAAACCGGCTGCACCCGGTTATTTATCTTTGTAGGCGCATGACGAGCAACCATTACGGATACCGTCATTGCAATTACGACACATGGGGTGTTCTTCTCTTTCGCGCTGCTGGTGGAATTCGGCAGTCCTCTCTGTACCGGCAGCTGACTGCCTTGCCCGCTGCGCTGCTTTGCGTTCTGCGGAGGATTTAGGCATCACCCCACCTCCTTCGGCGCTGCCGGATAAGCGCTACCATCCTGTCCTGGCGCATTACTACCGGTGCATGCATTACGGTGGTCATTTGCGCGCGGGCATCGCTTGTTACCGCACTCTGGGCATACAACAAACCGCATGTCATTCATCGTCACTGGTCGGCAGGTTTGGCACCAGCATTTAGCTGGCAACTCATCACGATTACTTACAGGTTCGAGTTGTTCGGAATTACCGAAATGGTTGAGCACTGCGGCGCGGCTATCCTTCCAGGCAACCCATACCAAATCAACATGAGGGTCTGCGTAATTTGCACCGCCGTTAGCACGATGCAGGTGGACGATTGAACCTTCCTCGCCGTGATGGAACTTGAACCACTCTTCGAACTGGTCGCGACCATCACCCTTAGCCCTCCGCACTTCCCGCAGCTCTCTCATCAGCGACAGCATCTTGGGCGTCATGCCGTCACGCTCTAACTTCCATATCATCTGGTCTAGTTCGTCATCGGATACTGGTGCTGTCTTCATTTCCCTTCTCCTTCGATAACCTGGAATCCAGCAAGTCGAATCTGCCGCTTAGCGAGCGTGATAGCCTCTTCATATGCCTTTTCTTGTTCAGTCCAATAACCGTTTGTTTTTGGCAGCCGTACGGGCTTAGCCAGCTTTAAATCAAGTTCGGCAATGCGCCCATACGCCTTCTCCAGCGCCTCTACCAGCGTCTTGACGTTGGCTGGACTGAACAGCGCCACCGTCTTTGCTGTTTTACCGTCTGCTAAATCTGATGCTACAGGCTGGAACGAAATACAACCTCGCCCCCTGGCTACGCTTCCTTTAACGATGACTTCTACGCCGCTAAACCCTTTTCTAGTCTGCCATTGCTCGCAGCCTGCTTTCACTGCCGCTGCTTTCATAGTCGCCATCAGTGCTGTGATATCGTTCATTGGGCCTCTAGCTTGACGAGCGCCAGCCCGTCCTTGATGAACGCGTGGTACTTACGACCGGTAAGCGCAGACTCAACTACTGGCGTCAGCGGCAGCAATACCGAAATAATTTTCATGAACTCTTCGAAACCGATTTCGAACTTCTCATAGCAAAGCTCATCAAAATCAAAATCCTCATTCCGCTGTTCGTCGGTAATGCCGTACATAGCACTCAGCAATTCTTCAATGTCGAAATAGTTCATAGCGCTGCTCCCTGCCGTAACTGGGCTGCGATTGCTTCAGCGCGTTCAGCTGTAAGGTTGTAGCTGCACCGCATATTCACGGAGCAACCATCTTTATCGGCAAGTCTTCGGCAGGTAGCCGCCACTTCGTCAGCGCCCTGAGCCCGCACTTCAGCCAGGAAAGCGTCGGTTGCCGGGGTTTCCTTCTGCGCATAGCAAACGTCATCTGTACTGCATGGGTCGTCCTTCCCGCATACTTCGCAGAAGTGGGTTGATTGGCTATGAGTGGTGATGGACTGCTTCAGCCCCGCATTCTCCGCGACCACCGCAGCCAGTTGCTGCTCTGATGCTTTGGACTTGAAACGGGATTCAGTAAGCTCTAAGCAGACTTTTTGAACCGCATATGCCATAACAGCAGTATCACGATCATTGCTGGCCTCTGCCTTCGCCTGGAGTTCAGCCGCCAGATTAAGAAGATCAGTTACCTGTTCTTCTGTCATGAGATCATTGGTTATTTGCATCGTGATTCTCCTGCTGCTGTAACTTGTACTGTTTTACGAAGAACGCAACGGCCTTTGACTGTCTAGCGGCAATGGTTTTATCGCCAATGTCCAGCCAGACAGTTTTACCGCGGTAAATTGTGGCTCGGCCTATTTCCTTTCCGTCGTACATCACATACAGAGTTCTTCCACGAATTTCTGTTGTTGGGATTGGTTGAGAAAGTCGGTACGTTTCACGTGCTTCAGCAATAGCTTTGTGCTCATCAATAATTGACAGCGCTTCAGCAAGTGCAGCGCCTTCAAGGGTGAATACGCCTTCATCACTTATCTCTGCCTGAGCCATTAACTCAACGAACCGGCGCGCGTTTTTAACATTGAGTTCTGGTGCAATAGAACTGCGGGTTACTCGCGTTTTTCCCTGAGCAGCTGCAACGGCTTTATCATGCTGAAGAACTTCACCGGCCTGTTCGCCGAACTCACGAACGCGATCAACGGCAACATCAACGGACACCGCACCAGATTTAACTTCCTGCTGAACGTCATAATTTGCGGTGCTCAGTGTCAGAAGCTTTTCAACCGTGGCTACTGACTTATTGACAAGTTTTGCAATCTCGCTGGTGGACTGATTGAAGGCGTTATTTAGTTCCTGAATAACAGCGGCTTGTTCAATATCTGACAGAGGCAACTGGTTGTTGCTTGTCATAATGCGCGCCAGGCGCTGCACATCGCTACCTGAGAACGGCATGATATGGATCCGGTCAACCGGCTTACCAGCTTCAGCACAACGTGCATAACAGCGACGACGGCGGTGGCCTTCGACAACCCATACACCACCTTCATCACGGGCTATTACTTCAAGCGGCGGAACTGATCCACCATTCATCAGATAGTTGAACAGATCATCATCTGCCTGACGGGTACGATCATCATCTTCACGCTTGTTGAAACCTTCACGAACGTGGATATCGTCCAGGCTAATAAACATACCTGTATCTGTGCGCTTGATAATCCCTGATCGGGTCATCAACTTGAATGAGTTAGCAGCCATCACAAAGCCCCTTCAGGAATCACAACAGCCGTTGTTGGGTCGAGTTCACGCAGTTCTTTTTGCGCAGACAGGACGTGAAGGTTGCACGGTGACTTGGTATGACGTTCAGTGACCCGATCACATTCTCTGGCCCAATTGATTACATCATCCTTAAGCGCTTTCCGTTGCTCCATGGATTCACACAAAGCCACGCACGCTACATCGTAGCGGTTCGCCAGTTCGTTCATCAGCCACTGGGAAGCAGGTGGAAGGAGAGGGGCGGCTTTACGGGCTGCATCGATCAGTTGTTCTCTGGTCATGCGCGGTTGTTGTTCGGTGACGGCTATCAAATTAGTCATCGTTAGTTTCTCCGTGTTATATGCGCCCTGCACGACGCTGAATTTGGGTTGCACGAATCCCTCGCCATCAGGCGAAATAAATTCGAAGGTTTCGTTTCAGTAAGCACCCAGGATAGGGCACTTAGTGAAACGGGCGACTGCCATCGCCTATTAGTTTCTCCACTCAACTGGAAGCGCGCTCCGCTAGGCTGATTTAACGACTGACACACTTAACGAAATGGACAGAGCGCGCTTTCAGTTGAGTAAAAAGGGCGGTACCAGAGAACTTCAAGGGATGGTACTGGTACCGCCAAGACTGCTACAGGCATTTATCTCTTCACTGAGATGGGGTTGTGGTGGTGGTGCCTCCACCTGCCGGGGCGACCACTCCCGGCGACGTCACACTATCAAGACACATATTCATTTTTAAGTTGAATAAGCTGTTGGCCTCGTCACGTGCGCATAGCCGCAATTACCACAACTGGAAGCGCACTCCGGTTTTTATTTCACACCTGTCATCCACAACTGGTAGAGAAGGAGTGCGCTTTCATGTTGCGTGCCTGCTTTTAACCACATCAGGCGAGGTGGATCCTGCTATTCCCCAACAACAAGGATTCGGTTAATCTGGATATCCCCAACAACGCTATAGGATTAGTAATGTATAGAAGCGATTATGAGGAGCGTCATATGCCTCCTTTTAAGAGGCCTAAGCCGCAACCGAAACCGAAACCAGAAGATGAGTAAGAGGTAATATGACTCGCGAAGATAATTTATTTGACTTGAACCTTTCATACTATTTGGAGCTTTCATATGCTCGTGTTACGGGTCGCATAGATTACGCAATTACAGCAATTATTTTTCTCTCCAGTTGCTCTGCATTTACTTGGCTTGCTGGGATTAGATTTTTTGCGGCAATCATCGCGTTTTTAACTGTCATACAACTTCTTTATCAATTTGGTAAAAAGTCTGGTGCAGCATTAGAACAGGCTAAGCGGTATAAGCAGTTAATATTGAATGCAAGTCGTTTGGACGATGACGAATTGCACAAGCAACGGCTTGAAGTTGAGAAAAATGACACAGATGTTTGGTCTGTATTACAACCTGCTGCTTATAAAAAATCCTCAATCGTTCTTGGTTTGGATGATCATACTCAACCACTAACTAAGACAGAGTGGTTGTTTTCTTTTATCGGTGGAAATCTACCTAGAAGGTAAAATCATGAGTAAAAAGCCAGAAACTAAAGTTATTGAGAGCGTTCAATGTTTCGATCACATGCCATTGAATATGCGCCCTCAGCCCAAACCTGTTCAACAAACCACTCAACCTAAAAATTCGAGTGAGGGTAAAAAAAACTAGAGATATCCAAATTGTCAAAGAGCAAAGCGTCCTATGGGCGCTTTTATGTTGCTTGCGAATCATCCTGTCATTCTTATGCTACGGGCCACAACTTCGTCGGTATCCGGACTGTTCGCTGTTAGCAATTAAAATCTAACTTAACTTAGTTTTTTGGTCAATAGCAAACACCAAACTTTTCTTAGTTTAGTGTCTTAGACGCTAGTCAAATCTAGAGTTCATATTGAACGCCTTTAACTACGCCAATTATGAGGCAATTGCCGTTGATAGGGATGTTGGGATAGCGGGGGTTTAGAGGTACGAGAAATTTTTGATGTCCGTCGATGACTAGTTTTTTTACTGTAGCCTCGTTGGTGCCATCTAATCGTGCAACCACTATTTTCCCGTTTCCAGGTTCTGCATCCGGATCGACAATGACTGTAGCTCCTTGTGGAATCGTAGGTAATCCGTTGGGATTTGTCATTGAATCCCCCTGAACGTCAAGAGCAAAAGATCTGTCGCTGATTCTTAGTGACGTCTCAACCCAGCGTTCAGTATCTTCAAAATTATATGCTTGCTTGCACTCAGTGAATGCACCAGCCTGAACCCATGAAATTACTGGGATCCTACGCATACTGGTTATCAGCTTGTCTTCGAAATTTGTTCCATAAAGGATGTAGTCTGTCGTTGTGTTGAAGTATTTTGCAAGCTTTGTCAGAGCTTCCCCGTTGGGAGTGTTTAGATCCTTTTCCCAATACCCAACAGCGACATCACTCACCCCACAAAACTTACCCAATACCTTCTGAGTCGTCTTCGTTATGCGTCTGAGAGCTTTAATTCTCTGGCCAACAGATTCCATTACTTAACCCTTATCGATAAAAACTAAGTAATCTTAGTTTTTGTTGACCAAACTTAGATTGATATTTAATATCTAATAAAACTTAGTAATGGGGGCGGCATGACCACAGATAATATTGAAAAATACTTCGGCAGCATCGAGAAAGTAGCTGTCTTTTTTGGGATCACAAGTGAAGCCGTTTACCAATGGCGAAATAGACCTGGGCGACTGATCCCAAAGGGACGTGCAGCTGAAGCGGCCTACCGAACCGATGGAAAGCTTAGATATGACGCAAGCCTTTATCAGAAGTCTACTAAGACCACTGATTGAGAATAACTACCAGAAGGAAAACAACATGGTAGACAGCATAAATACAGCAATTCGCCTGATGTGTAAGGCTCATAAATATGGTCGTTTAGGTATGGCTTCCGATTTGGGGATGACGATCGACCAGTTCCACAACCACCTGTACCAGAAGTGCGGAAGTCGCTTCTTTACCCTAGCAGAACTTGAACATATGGAGGACCTATCAGGCTCTTCATACCTGGCAGAGTATCAGGCGAATCGCAAAGGGAAGTGGCTGGTGGATGTTCCGACCGCTGAAAATCTCGATAACGTTGAACTGTATAGCATTGAGATGAAAGCGGCAGTCGCCTCTGGAGAGTTGGCTAACGCCAAAATGGCAGCGGTGGCTGATGGAGTAATTGATTTGTCAGAGCGAAAAACACTTTCAGATTTATTCAGCAAGAAGCTCCGGCACCAGATTCATGGGTTTCTAGGATTCATGGCGCTTTATGGCGTGGGTGTTTCAGATCAAGCGATTGACGTATTCGTTTCAACATGCAGAAAAGGTGACGCCCGCGAGTGTGCAGCTCCGGGCGCCATGGCGTGTCGTATCAGTGGAGAAACTAACGCATGAACAGTTTAAACCGATTCAGACCAGCTAAGCAATTCAGATGTCTACCGCTGGTGGGGAAGAACTCCCCGTTAGGCTATGTGGAAATCATAAATAACCAGGAGGATGGGGACAACTACCAACCTGCCGGGTTGATGGTAGAGACGTTTGTTCAGATGAACGAGAAGGGGCGCGAAGAATGGCTGAAGTTAACCGGCGATTCAAAGACCACAGAGGAATCCCAGTCAAAGTCATCAGATGGGAGCCCCAGACTGGACGCGTTATATACCTTCGCGAAGGGTACGATCATGAGTGCTTCAGCCCTCTTGAACAATTCCAGCGTAAATTTACAGAGCTAAAGGACTGTCATGAGCCTGTTAATGCCATCCCGGCCGATAGTGATAAACCCTGACCTTGCATACAGCATTGGCCTGAATGAGGCGATTGCTTTGCAGCAGGTTAACTACTGGCTGAAAGAAACAACTTCAGGACTGGAGCGCGACGGCGAACGCTGGATCTACAACACCACTGAGCAGTGGCTAGAGCAGTTCCCGTTTTGGTCTGAGTCTACCCTGAAGCGTACGTTCACTCGTCTGAAGGCACTTGGCGTGCTCAAAATTGAGCAGCTGAACAAGTCCCAGCGCGACATGACGAACTACTACACGATCAACTACGCGAGCCCACTTTTAGATGATGTCAAAGTGAGCGAATCGAAGAGGTCAAAACGACCTTATCCATCAGGTCAAAATGACACGATGGAAGATGTCAAAGTGACACGCTCCATCAGGTCAAAACGAACTGCTGTCATCAGGTCAATTTGCACTGATGATCCTACAGAGAATACAACAGAGAGTACTACAGAGATTACAGGTAAAGATTCTTGTCCGGTTGCGCCGCAACCAGACCAGGTCGATTCAGGATTTCTCGTACTGGACCATTTCAATCGGGTAACAAACTCAACCTACGGGAAGGGGGGAAGGACTAAATCTACTTTGGGTTACATCCGGGGCCGCCTGGCAGAAGATTACAGCCCTGAAGACCTGATGCTGGTTGTCGATTACCTGAACGAGAAGTGGGCCAAAGACGGCAAGATGCGGGATTACCTGCGTCCTAAAACCCTGTTCGCCCCTGAGAACTGCGTTGAATACTTCGAGAAAGCTAGGAAGTGGGATTCAGCAGGGCGCCCAAGTTGGGTTAACGGGAAATGGACTCATGAAGATGCCGGGTTCAAGTCGAAATATGAGTGCGATACAAGCATTCCTGTCGGATTCAGGGGATAACCGTGAGCAAACCTTTCCTGAAGTGGGCCGGTGGTAAGTTTACCCAGTTGAACGATCTGTTCCCGTATATCCCCGGCGGAAAGCGTCTGATTGAACCGTTCGTTGGTGGTGGTTCAGTATTCCTCGGCAGCGAAAAGCACTCCAGTTTCCTGCTGGCTGATGTAAACCCTGATCTGATCAACCTGTATCAGATGCTCTCCGTAGTGCCAGACACTGTCGAAAGCAGTGCTCGCTGGATGTTTGAGAACATGGGGACGCCCGAGAACTACGAGCTTATTCGCCAGGAATTCAACGGTCAGGCGCTTGATGTAGCTGAACGTGCTGCTGCATTCCTGTACCTGAACCGCCATTGCTTCAACGGTCTGATGCGTTACAACCTGTCTCATCATTTCAACGTTGGCTGGGGCAAGTACAAATCCCCGTACTTCCCTGAAAAAGAACTCAAGGCCTTTGCAGAGAAAGCGCATAGCTGCGTATTCATGACTGCGGGTTTTCGTCGGACGATTGGCCTTGCCGGGAGTGGTGATGTTGTTTATTGCGATCCCCCGTATGAGCCGATGCCGGGTACCAGCGGGTTCACTGCTTACTCAGCGGGTGGATTTAGCTGGGATAACCAGATTGAGCTGGTCGAGTGCTGTGTGGCCGCACATAAGCGTGGCGCAAGCGTAGTTATTTCTAACTCTACAGCCCCAAACATCGTTGAGCTCTATGAACAACACGGTTTCGTTCTGAATACCATTCCTGCTCGACGTTCAATCTCCTGCAAAAGCAGTACACGGGAAGTGGCTAAGGATCTGGTTGCTGTACTGGAGGTGCGCGAGTGAATCCGGAGCATGAGAATGCAGTACGTTCTGCTGCGCGCCGTTGTGCTGATGAATTACGCGCAGCAATGAGGGTCCAGCCAAAGCCAGCCTGGAATAAGGTCAGCCCCCCATCCTGCGGAAACACCACCAGGAAGTTGCGCCGCTGGGCATCAGCCTGATTGAGTTCAACAGTGTTATCGGCCGCATGAATGGCCGGTTCGGAGAGGAACTATGAACGAGTTAACGCACCGCCAGAGTGAAGTTCTGGATGCAATTGTGCTTTACAAGGAAAAAACAGGATTCCCGCCGACCATGGCTGAACTGGCTGGCTTAATTGGCTGCGCCTCCCCGAATTCAGCAGCTGAACATGTAAAAGCGCTTAAGCGGAAAGGTTATATCAGTATTGCCCCAGGAGCTGCGCGGGGGATAACGATCGTTAAATCAGAATGGGACACACCTGCTGTGGCTATCGTAAGAGCCTTACTCGCAGGTGGTGAGAACGCCAGAGAAAATGCGGCGGCCTGGCTGAAGCAGCAGGGAGTGACAGTATGAAACTAGTGCTACCGTTCCCACCAAGCGTTAATACCTACTGGCGAGCGCCGAACAGCGGGCCGTTAAAAGGGCGACATCTGATTAGCCAGAAGGGGCGAGCATTCCAGAGTGCTGCCTGTGCCGCCATTATCGAACAACTACGGAAGCTACCGAAACCATCAGCAGAATTCGCGGCAGTGGAAATCACGCTCTACCCACCAGATCAGCGCTGCCGTGATATCGACAATTACAACAAAGCGCTATTTGACGCGCTGACGCATGCTGGCGTGTGGGAGGACGACAGTCAGGTTAAACGTATGCTGGTGGAGTGGGGGCCAGTGGTGCCAAAGGGGAAGGTTGAAATAACGATTAACAGATACCAACCAGCGGGTGCAGCCGCTTAA